CTGAGGCAAAGCCTTTTTAGTCACAAGGTAACCCCGATTTCTCGGGGTACCCTGTGCTATTTCAAGATATTGTTCCACTAAAGATTAGCTAAAGCGGAATCTGTTACTTCGGAAGGTTTCGAACTTAAGTCTTCTTCGGTAGCCTCTTTAAGATATCCATTGTTTCTCATCCATTTAACAAACCCTTCCATTTCTTTATGGCCGTGGTCGTTATTAGGATAGATTCTAGGTAATGTTCTAGTCCAAACTTTACCACCTTTTTCTTTAGGTTTAGCTCGGTAGACATAAGAAACATACTTATATTCTTTGTCTATAGGATTACCAGTTTGGAATCTTTCGTTGAGGTAAGCAGCGATATCATCGATTGCATTTTCGTTTTCATCTTCCCAGGTGCCAGCAGCCGTTAGACCACCTTTAAACCCAATTTGTTCAAAGAATTTATAGAGTCTATTAAGAACAGCTCCTCCAGTAATATTACCAGAAGCATCCTTTTCTAGTTCTCCTGCTATTTCTATGAAGCGGGAATATTCATTGTTTTCTACAGCAACCTCACAGCTAATAAAGATATCAGCCCACGCAAATTCGTGGGTTCTATCTTTAAATTCCATTAAAGCTATTGGTAGAATACCAGTAAACTGCGGTGCAGTCGATTTTTCTAAGGGTTTTACTATCACGATATTTCTCCTTTACTTGTATATTTCATTCCATTTAAAGTCAATGACCTTGCCTCTAAGGTGAGGGCTTCTACTACCAGCCTCCAAAGCCTTATTAGCTTGAAATGATACCACAAGTTTTTCTTCATCATCGCGATAGACATAACCTATAGCGTCACTCATAGCCATTAACATATTCTTAAGTTTACCTGAAATATCTAAACTTTCAGGTTCTACTGCATTGCTATTCTCTATAGCAGCAGCTGTCTTTCTATGTCCGATAATAATAACATTATCAAACAAAGAAGCGAGCTTTCGAACATTGTTAATGACCTTTTGACGCACAAGTCCAAAGCCTTTACCATACGCTAAGTCAGCGATAGCATCGACTTGGAACTCTCTTATTACAGACATTTCTGTCCATTCGATTAGTTTATCGATTGTGTCAAGAGCTACATACTTGAAGCTGTGTCCTTCTTCAGCTTCTTTGTAAAAAGCCATCAAATCGTCTTTGCTGTTTAATTCCAAGATATGACCTGATACCATTCGTGAGCCTTGTTCTGTGTCAAGTATTAAACAATCGTCTAATTGACTTAACATTGTAGTCTTACCGACTTTAGGTGCTCCGTATAATAACATTATCTTGGGATTATCCGAGACTGCACTTCGTTTTTCTACTTTAAGTGCCATTTATTACTCCTTCTTTTTAGTGACAACGGTCACAATTTAAGACCTTTAAAACTTCTTTGCAAGGTCTAAACTAGGAAAATTAAAATAAAATTCCTTGTCTATGTTTCCGTCTGTCACGGCTTTTCTTATCTGATTTACTATGAAGGAACCAGACATATTACTGCAATAGCTTGTAGCCTTTGCAGAACACGGTTCTGGGTCTCCATCTTCATCGCTATACCAAGTCTTCATATACTGTTGTA